GGGAAGAACGAATTTTCAAATTGAAAAGTTTTTTCTATTAGAGCAATACACAATTCCCGCAGCATTTCAAGCAGCAATTAAGAATCGTCGTATTCTTGCTGAAGGATATATGTCCAAACTTATTGAGATGAAAGAAAGAGTTCGTGAGTTTGAGTATCGTTGGAAAGGTAAGAATACTGATGAACCTGTAGAGTGGCATACTTCTGGACCTAATGGAGGTTCTACAAAACTCTACTGGCACGATTTGGATTCACTATCAATTCAAAATTATTTGAAATCATGTGAACTTGAAATTCGTGATCGTATTCAGCAAATGAATTTTTTTGATAAAATAATTAATAAATTGATTAAATTAAATGGTGGCAAAACAGTCACTAAAGAGCAGTTTGAGAATGAAGATCACGTTTATTGGGAACGCCGTTTTGCTGAACAATCATTGGATGAAATGGTAAGTTCCAAGACTGGTATTAGTATTGGTAATCTTCATTCAATGAGAAGGGGAACTGCTCCAACACTCATTAGTGATGACACGAATAGAATTAAAAATGGTTATGGATCACTTGCCGATGCAATCAATGATCCAGAAAGATTTTTAAATACTCTTCAGGAAAAAGTTCTTCGTGGTATTGAAGAAGTTACAAATACTGATATTGGATTAATTGCACCTGGAACCGAACAACATCAACAACTTTTAGAGTCTAGAAATCCATAAGGAGAAAATAGATGCCGGCAGTAGTTGGAGACGTATTTGGACTAGGAGATGTCTATATTAGGGAAGTGTCTCCAGTTACTGTTGGTATTGACACTTCTGGAAATTTTATTACCGAAAGTGGATGGAGTAATTTAAGATCTCACGGTTGGTTTGGTGGTGGTTCATTAACAGTAACAGTAGACCGTATAGATTTTTCTAATGATTCTTCAACAGCATCACCAAGAGGTTCACTAACTCGTTATAGAAATAGACTAGCAGCAACAGGAAACTCTAACTATGGTTGGTTTGGTGGTGGTTTTGATTCTGTTGATGCTTCTTTTTTTTCAAGGATAGACCGCACAGATTTCTCTAATGATTCTCTTACGACATCATCAAGAGGTCTATTAAGTTCATCAAAATTTGCTTTATCGGCAACAGGAAACTCTAACTTTGGTTGGTTTGGAGGGGGGTTTAATCCTGCTACTGTATCAACAGTAGATCGTATAGATTTCTTCAATGATTCTGTAACAGCATCAGTTAGGGGACCATTAAGTTTAGCAAGAGGATATTCAACAGCAACAGGAAACTCTGACTATGGTTGGTTTGGTGGAGGGTTTAATCCAACACCAGCGGCGGTAACAACAGTAGACCGTATAGATTTTTCTAATGATGCTGCAACAGCATCTTCAAGAGGTTCACTAACTTTAGCAACAACTCAATTTGCAGCAACAGGAACCTCTAATTACGGTTGGTTTGGTGGCGGAACTGTTGCTCCCACATATTATTCAACTATCCAACGTATAGATTTTTCAAATGATTCTTCAACAGCATCAGTTAGGGGACCATTAACTTCTGTAAGAAATGGTTTATCAGCAACAGGCAATTCTAACTACGGTTGGTTCGGTGGTGGTTATTTCTTTCCAGCACTAAACAGATCAACAGTAGACCGAATAGATTTTTCTAATGATTTAGCAATAGCATCAACGAGAGGTTCATTAAGTGAGGCAAGAGATAATCTAGGGGCAACATCAGGACAAGCAAAGACCTCAAGTATTCGTCTTCAAAAAACAGGAAACTTTGGATGGTTTGGTGGTGGTGTTGGACCATCAACAGTAGATCGTATAGATTTTTCTAATGATTCTGCAGTGGCATCAGTTAGGGGACCATTGAGTTTAGTGAGAAATTATTTAATAGCAGCAGGAAACTCTAACTATGGTTGGTTTGGTGCTGGATCGGTCTCTGCAGGCGCAGTATCAACAGTAGACCGTATAGATTTTTCTAATGATTTAGGAACAGCATCTCTAAGGGGTCCATTAAGTTCAGCAAGATATGGTTCTGGTTCTGTTTCAAATTCAAATTATGGGTGGGTAGGAAAAGGTGCTGTTTCGGGGAGCACAACTAAAACAGTGTTTCGTATAGATTTTTCCAATGATTTAAATACGGCATCTCAAAGAACTGATCTTCCAACATTTAGATATTTAGTAGCTGCAACAGGAAACTCTGACTATGGTTGGTTTGGTGGAGGTGGTTCTGGAGGATTCACCAGCAGTCAAATAGAACGTATTAATTATTCAAATGATAGTACTTCACCATTAACCAGAGGTCCAATTTATAATACAAATAGACATGCTGCAACAGGAAACTCTAATTATGGTTGGTTTGGTGGGGGTTATAGTGGTGGATATTCCAGGGCAGTAAATCGCTTAGATTTTTCAAATGATTCGGTAGCATCATCCCCAAGAGGTTTTTTAAGTAATTTTAAGTCTGATATAGCAGCAACAGGAAACTCTAATTATGGTTGGTTTGGTGGTGGATACTTTAGCAGTACTTTTACTGTAGTAGATAGAATTGTATTCGCAAATGATTCTGTAACAGCCTCCCCTAGGGGTCCATTAAGTGTAGTAAGACAAAGAATGGCAGCAAACTCCAACACACCAATAGGATAAATACTCAAAACTACATCCTACAAAATGAATTTATTATCTAAAGTTTTGATAGCACCAAAAGTTATTAATCAAGAAGGTATTGATGCTTTGGTGAATCATATGAAGACTTCAAAAACAGAAGATCTATCGGTGTTTGATCCTGATAAATCAAATCAAACAAGATCAACTGAATGGATTACTGATAAAAGAACAAGAGATACGCAGATTGCTCCGATTGAACCTGTGTTTCCTCAAGTAAATGAGTTAATGCATCATATTGTAAAGCAAATTATCAATCCATTTTATCAATTTGAAGTTGATAGTTCTGAACTTCCACAGCTTCTTTGCTATGATGTTGGGGGACACTATAAACCTCACATTGATGGTGAAGGTATATGGACTGCACCAGATCAAACACAACTTTGGAGAAAAACAGTAGATCGTGATTTGTCTATGGTTTTATATTTGAATGATGACTTTGAAGGTGGAGATCTTGTATTGCCTGATCTTCACATTCGGATTCGTCCTGAACCAGGTCTTTTAGTATGCTTTCCTTCAAATAGATATTATAGACACGGTGTTGAACCAGTTACAAAAGGAAATCGTTATTCAATGGTGACTTGGATGACAGTCAAAGGATTTGAGAGTTTGGAAACGCAATCAAATAATCTTAAAGCAAAATATGGTGTGTGTTAATAAATATTCATTAATTGCTGTAAGATAAATGTATATTAAACATTTTTGGGTTTCTTATCCTGGAATGGATCGTTTTTTAATTGAAAGTAATGAAGTTCCCAAAACACATCCAAATATTAAAGGACTTGATGTGAAGTATTGGTTGACTAATGATAATGGAGTTGATTATTGCCTTTCAGTTTGTGATGATGATGCAATTCTCCCTGGAGGAAATGGAGTTATTCAATTGAGTGAAGAAGAGTGGAATAATATTACCCTTGAACTTATCTCTGCTCAAAATCAAAATTCAAATACCACACAACTTTCTCCGGAAGAGTTGAATAATATGAGTGATGCCGAAAGAGCATCTGCAACTAATTAGATATTTTTCTCACACTATTGAATTCCAGTTTGGTCAAAATGGAATTCGGTATGTTGGTGTCCACACAGGTGCTACATTTACAATAGATTCTCAAACTGTTGATACTAACTTTCATCACATAACTTTTGTATTTGATGATAGTAAGACGGGAAATGCAAATAGATTTAAAGTCCGTTTAGATGGTGCTGATGTTGCACTGCTATTTACTGGCAGTGTTGATGCTACAACTAGTGCTTCAGCATCTACATTTTATGGCAAATGTAATGCTGATGGAACCACTGCAGATTTTATTGGAGATATTGCTGAATGTTTGATCTGGATAAGAGCTTTAAATGGATCAGAAGTTTCGGCAGTAGAACATTATATAACGAATAAGTGGGTAGTGTAATTTAATTGCCATTATGCCACCTTGGCAATGGAATCCCCTTGACACCACCAAGAAACCGTAGTATGATAAATAGGTAAACAAATGTTACGGAACTTAAATATTCCTTTAACATTGTCTTTCCTGCCGTTTGACCGAGACTAGGCAGGGTTACCAATCCGTCTCTCATATCCAGTCTTAGGGTGACTGGAGCATAGTATCTCCACCATTTCCCTGATGGTCTTACTAACTGCTTAAAAAATGACTGCTACAATTTCACAACAAAAACAACTGAATACTTGGGAACAATTCTGCAACTGGGTCACATCAACCGATAATCGTCTTTATGTCGGTTGGTTTGGAGTCCTAATGATTCCTTGCCTGCTTGCTGCTACTACTTGTTTCATCATCGCCTTTATTGGCGCACCTCCCGTAGACATTAACTAATCGGTGTCCCTTACTCGTAAGAGTATTGACGAAACTGGGTGAAATGCTGGAAACCGAAAGGCAATCAGCAGCCAAGCCTCAAGTACACTTGAGGAAGGTTCAGAGACTACCTGAGGGGTTTAGTCCCCTTAATAACAGGTTTAAGCGCCCAGCCCCTTCTATGAAGGGTGAAGATATAGTCCAAACTTCACAGAGTAATCTGTAATAACCTAAGTCTTATGATATGGTTGTTTGTATGAAGTTGCGACGGGATTCGTGAACCAGTTGCTGGTTCACTCATGTACGGAAACAACATCATCTCTGGTGCTGTGATTCCGTCGTCCAATGCTATTGGACTGCATTCGTAATAGGAGTGCCTTATATCAGTAATGGTATAAGCAAATCGGGTGAATTGCTGGAAACCTAACCCAGTAAAAGGATAAAAGTGTATAAATAGTAATATGGAAAACACTTCTATCCTAATGACCTTATACGAACAGTTTATTGAGTATTGTAAATTAGAAAACTTTGATAGTGAAGTTTTTGAGAAACATCATATAGTTCCAAAACATTGTGGCGGAACTGATGATAGAGATAATCTAATTTACTTACCTCCACATATTCACACACTCGCACATTATTATCGTTGGTTATCATTACAAGAAATAGGTGATAAAGTTGCCTACGAAATGAGATGGAACCAAAATATTGAAAGTGTGAAACTTCGTTCTCAACTTGCTGTTAATAGTAATAAAGAAAAAGGTAATCTTTTTTGGAATACTGAATGGCAAAGAGAACAAGGACTAAAAGGTGGAATAAAAGGAGGTTCTGCTAATACTCAAAATCAGTTTCTTGCTAGACAAAAAGTTGGTAAAACTTATGGAAAGCAAGTTGGTCTTTCAAGGCAAAAAAATGATTTAATAGAAGTATTAAAACATTCAACTACTTGGAAACATAAAACTGGAAAAACTGTCATTCTTCCTCCACAGGAAAGTGTTTCTAAAATATGTGAGGAACTTCAAAGAATTGAATACTTTGATACTCCAAACAAAGCACTTTTAGGAAAACTTATTCGTGGTGAAAAGAAACAACTTTATGGATGGTCTTTTACTGGTATGGCAATCAGCAGCCAAGTCCCAGATACATCTGGGAAAGGTTCATCGACTACCTGAGGGGTTTAGTCCCCTTAATAACAGGTTTAAGCGCCCGACACCCTCAATTTAGGGTGATGATATAGTCAGCACTATAAGGAAACTTATGGAGTATGTGTTCTATCCAATCTGGGAAGCTGCTTCCCTAGATGAGTGGCTCAACTAAAATAGGGTCACTATAAATCGGGTGAACTGCTGGAACCCTAAGTCTTTTATAGATAAGGCAATCAGCAGCCAAGCCACAGACGATACTTCTGTGGAAGGTTCAGAGACTAGTCGGTTCAACAAGCGTGTTGAGTAATACGACATTAGCGCCCGACACCTTATGAAGATAATAAGGTGAAGATATAGTCCAGTCCATATGGAAACATATGGTTCCCCCGACTGCTATAATGGGGGTCCTTTTCAACTTGTAGTTTTCCACTTCCTCATCGGCATCTATTGCTATATGGGTCGTGAATGGGAACTCTCATACCGTCTTGGTATGCGTCCTTGGATTATGGTTGCTTACAGCGCACCCGTTGCTGCTGCTTCTGCTGTATTCCTGGTCTATCCTTTCGGTCAAGGTTCTTTCTCTGATGCGATGCCTCTGGGTATCTCTGGTACTTTCAACTACATGCTTGTCTTCCAAGCAGAACATAACATTCTGATGCACCCCTTCCATATGCTTGGAGTTGCTGGTGTGTTCGGTGGTTCTCTGTTCAGTGCTATGCACGGTTCTTTGGTTACTTCCTCACTGGTTCGTGAAACCACTGAGAACGAGTCACAGAACTATGGTTACAAGTTCGGTCAAGAAGAAGAGACTTATAACATCGTTGCTGCACACGGTTATTTCGGTCGCCTTATTTTCCAATATGCTTCCTTTAATAACTCCCGTTCGCTGCACTTCTTCCTTGCTAGCTGGCCTGTAGTTGGTATCTGGTTTGCAGCTCTTGGTGTGAGCACCATGGCCTTTAACCTCAATCGTCGGGGTCCCGTCCTAGCAATTTGACGGTAAACATCGGGTGAACTGCTGGAAGCCCTCCATAAATGGGTAATCAGCATCCAAGCCTTAGATACATCTAAGGAAGGTTCAGAGACTACCTGAGGGGTTTAGTCCCCTTAATAACAGGAATAAGTGCCCGACATCCTTCTGGGATGAAGATATAGTCCACTCCATAAGAATGGTAAACTTATGGGTTCAGTGCAACGGTTTCAACTTCAACCAATCCCTTGTTGATTCTCAAAATCGTGTAATCAATACTTGGGCTGATGTTCTTAATCGTGCCAATCTCGGTTTTGAGGTAATGCACGAAAGGAACGCACATAATTTTCCTTTGGACCTTGCTAGTGTAGAAGCAACTCCTGTTGCTCTCACTGCTCCTTCTATCGGTTGATAAAATTGAGACCCTTTACGGGTCTCTTTTTTTATGTTATAATGGAGTTTAATATTTTATAAATAGTTAAAAGTTTGAATACCATAATGAGAACCACGAAAATTTGTAGAACCTGCACACAAGAACTTCCTATTTCTGATTTTAGGGAAGGTCGTAGAAGGTGTTTAAGATGTGAGGAAAAAACTTATGCTGAAAACTGGGCAAGTAAAACTCATATTATCTGTAATAAATGTGGTGTAGAAAAACTTATTTCCGAATATTATAAGGGACATAAGAGGTGTAAGGATTGTTATAGTAATGACTATAAGAATAAGAGACCTTCTTATGATGATAAGAAAGACTATATGTTAAAGTATACTTATGGTGAAGATTTTGGATTAGAACAATATAAAAATATTCTTCAAGAACAGAATGAACTATGTGCTATTTGCTTAAATCCAAATACTAATGGTAGGAAGGATAGTAATAATCTCTATGTTGACCACGACCATAATACTGGAAAAGTTCGGGGACTTCTTTGTAGCAACTGCAATAGAATGCTTGGATTGGTAGGTGATAATATAAGCACCCTATCAAATGCAGTTAAATACCTACAAAAGCACCAATAAAATGCTCCTAATCCTCACAAGTTTCATAGCATTCGGTATCTTTCTTTTTCTAATGTCCGTCACACAAGACTTATGAAACGCAGTGTATTTGCTATACTTTTTCTCTTATTCTTTGTTCATATTCCAAGTCAAAATAAAACACTTAATAATTATGGGGTGAAGGATAGGACAGTAACACCTACTGTCATTAGTAATGTTGTTTCAATTAATCCTGTTTCAAAAGAATTCACATATCAAAAATTAGAAACTTTAATTCCTTATATTAAGAAAGCAAGTAAGCAGTTTAATATTCCAGAGAATGTAATTGCAGCAGTTCTTTATGAGGAAATACTTCATCGCAAACCAGTGGATCTAAAAACTTTTGGTGTGGCGCAACTTGGAATCAAAGAACTTGTTACGCAGGGTCTCCCTCCAAAACAAGAACTTTTGGAAGATGATGAGGTATCTGTATGGTTACTCGCAAGTAAACTTCGCAGACTTCAAAACGAAACTGGGTCTTTAAAAGATGCTATTATTTTACATAATGGATATTATGATTATTATGATTCTGTAAGAAAGACTACAAAAGATCCAAAGATATTAATGCTATTATCCCAACAACAAAGATATACAACAATCTTAACGTGATTAGTTTAGAAACACCACACAAACTCGCAGAAATCATTAGAGATACTTGGCCAGGACTTTACAGACCACCAGTAAAGACTTATAATAATCAAAAGACTTCAAAGAATGAAAAAGTATAATGAAGAGTACTTCACAGTAAGAGAAAGAAGAACTCATAAAAAAATTTGTGATTGTGGTAGTTTTGAAGATGCAAAAATGATGATGCATCTGGATGGACCAAATCGTGAAATCGTAAAAAATAAAGCACTGATGAGTCCAGTTGTGGATGTTGAAATACCAAAGGCACTACCCACTACAAACATTACCGCAACAAATACACAGGAAAATGGTTGTGCTCCAAGAAAAGAACAACTATTAGATGCAGGAATGTTAAGACTTCCAGAGGATCAAAGGATTCCAGTTAATGCTAAATAACTTTCAGTTTTATAAATCTCATGAAATTTACAGTTTACTCAAAAGACGGTTGCCCATATTGCACAAAAGTTCAACAGGTGCTAGAGTTAGCAGAACTACAACATGTAGTCTATAAATTGAATACTAATTTTAGTAGAGAAGAATTCTATGCAGAGTTTGGAGAAGGTTCTACTTTTCCTCAGGTGATTGTCAATGATCAACACATTGGTGGTTGTTCTGATACTGTTCAATATCTGAAGGAGCAGAATTTGGTTTAATGGATAGCAACTTTCATGAAGTTTATAATGATGTTGAAAAAGCAATTGATTATGCTTTTAATGGGCAGTTTGTTTTAAAGTTTTATGACTATTTAAAGGTTCGTGGAACAAAGAGAATAGAAGTTGAGCAGTTTATTGAAAGTGCTACTGCTAGCGAAATCAGTAGTCTTGTAATGGATTTAGATGATTATCTTGAGGGTGGTGCTGACGAAATTCATAAACAACTTCGTGAAGGTTATGGACACATTCCCAAACCAGAAGCAAGAAAGATTCGTAACTACTTGTATGGCATCTTAGAGGATGCCTGGAAATATAGTCATGATAAACGACCAGGAAGAAGGAAAAAGCAAACTAAATAAATCAGAACCCCAGATTAATCGGGGTGTTGAGTTATTACTTAGGAATAGGAGGAAGAGATCACCAGAACCAAAAACTTTTCAAGTGAAGTTTGGTAAAATGATCTCTCTCTTCCGCAGAGAGTTTCATTTCTTTATAGAATTTCATTTTGATGTTAGAAAAAAATAAACTCTCTGGAGAAGAAAAATGGAAACAGCATATGTAATAACATTCACCGTAATGTTCACGTTGCTCTTTTTTATGACTGGGGGTATAATAGGATGGTTAGTGTATAGGCATTTATTGGAATCAAGACCTCCATATCTGCATCCAGAGTTCTTTGATGAAAACGGGCAGGTGATACCTGACGAAATAGTAAGTGTACGATTTGAAAATAGCGACTACGATTATGACTACGACGACGAAGACGAAGAAGAAGACTGATACTCCGATTGAAGATCTTCCAGTAAATCCGTTTACATTTGAAGTTTTAAATCTTGTATCAAAACAAAGCACAAATGCCAAAAAAGTAGAAGTGCTTCGTAAATATGATGATCCTTCTCTTAAGGCTGTTTTGATTTGGAATTTTGACGAATCTATAATTTCTCTTTTACCTGAAGGAGATGTTCCGTATGCAAGTGCTGAAGAGCAGACTTCATATAGTGGAACATTGTCGGGTAGAATTGATGATGCTGTTTCTAAGATGCAAGAGTTGAACTCAAATTCTCTTGGATCTATGGATCAAGGTAGATCCTCTATTCGTAAAGAGTATCATATGTTTTACAATTTTGTAAAGGGTGGTAACGATAATTTAAGTTCTCTTCGAAGAGAAACAATGTTTATTAATATTCTTCAAGGACTGCATCCCCTTGAAGCGGAAATTGTTTGTCTGATTAAAGATAAAAGATTGCAAACTAAATATAAGATCACCAAAGAAATTGTGAGTGAGGCTTATCCCGATATTCAGTGGGGGGGTCGTTCATGACAGTGTTTGTAGAGGAGAAAACAAAAATGGCAGAAACTTCAAAGAAAGAAAAAAAAGTTCTGCCTCATGAATATGGATGCGAAGTTCTTCTTGAAAAAACAACTCTTGAAAGAGCAAAAGATTCCTCATTTCCAAATGATGCCTATTTAATTTGGTATCATCATAATAATGAAGATTGTATTGATTTGGTAAGAGGGACACGAGTTCGTATTTTTGATATGTATTATGATAGGTTTGGTTCTGATGCGATTCTGAAAATTGATTTTGGATATGGAAGAACAAATCCCAAAATTTGGGGATACAAACAACCAGAAAAAAAGAAAAAAAAATGAATAAAGGATTTGATAATGATCTTGAGGTTGAGTATGAACTGCCTAAAAAAGACTTAAACAAACTTTTAAAACAGTATAAAAAAATAAAAAAATATCAAAAATCATCTCTGTTCGCTATCAAAACAATGGACGGCACGGAAAAGATTGTGAGTTCATTGATTAAGGAAGCGAAGGAAAATCCACTGTAAAATGGGGAAGCATTATCTACTTAACTTATACGGATGCTCGTTTGTCCTTTTGGACGACGAACGTTGTCTTATAGACTTATTAGAATACGCAGCATCTGCTAGTGGTGCTACTGTAGTTCAGACTATTTCAAAAAAGTTTGAACCACAGGGAGTCACTGTAATTTGTTTGTTATCTGAAAGTCATATCAGTATTCATACTTGGCCAGAAGAAGGTAAGGCAGCAGTAGATGTATATACTTGTGGTGATTGTAATCCCAAGATTGGATGTGATATTATCATTCAACAACTTTTTGCTCAAGATCATACTTTAAGTTACATAGAACGATAGTCTCATATATAGTTTGATTAGGAGTATAGTAATCTCCTACAGTTCATCCTATGTCTAAAGCACTTTTGCTTTTAGCATGGGTTCCACTTCTTTCTTTTGCCACACCACAACTTATTTCAACTTCATATCCTGTGACTATAAGTTGTGACGCAGCGTGGGAACTAATGGACATCGTTAAAAACGACGATGTAGTTATTCAAAGAGTAGAAGATCGATTATTATTAGAACTCCGAAGGGATGTTCTAAAAAGGTGTTAAACTTAAATAAAAATAATTTGGAGGGGGACTTGACTCCCTCTCTTTTTTTATGTATAATTACCTTTGTTGGGGTTGATAAAGATGGATAGAGAAAAGCTTAAATTAATCGTCAGAAACCTTGAGTCTCTAGTAGAATGTTTAAAGGCAGAGATTGAACTTGAAGTTAAAGATCCTGTCTATGAGGAGATTAAAACTTTTTTAACTGATTACGACGAAGTATTTTATGACGAGGAAGATGAATACAATGTACGATGATTTCGAGTTTATGAAACCAGAAGTAAAACTCATCAGTGTTACTCCTGACGCAGAAAAGCATATGGCATATTGTGCTCGCGTAAGTAACCCTGCAAATCAAGAGAACGAAAAGTTCTCTGGACTACTTAAGTATTGCATTCAACATCAACACTGGAGTATCTTTGAACAAGCCAATATGACCGTTGAGATTAATACTACAAGAGGTATAGCGGCTCAGATTTTGCGTCATAGATCCTTCACATATCAAGAATTTTCACAACGATATGCAGATACCAATCTTCTGAATAAGACTATTCCTCTTCCTGAACTACGTCGTCAGGATATCAAGAATCGCCAGAATAGTATTGATGATATTCCAGATTATCTCAAACTTACTTTGCTTGAAGACATCAGAGTGCATTTTGAGCAGGGTCTACGCCTCTACAACCGCCTTCTGGACAAAGGAGTAGCAAAGGAGTGTGCTCGCTTCGTACTGCCCTTAGCGACGCCCACAAGACTCTATATGACCGGTTCTGTGCGGTCGTGGATACATTATATAACTCTCCGTGCGGCCAATGGCACCCAGAAAGAACATATGGAGATTGCGGAACTTGTTCGTTGTATTTTTACTTGTCAGTTCCCTGCTGTATCTGAAGCACTTGGTTGGACTCGTGAAGGATGTTCTGAATGTCTTGACGCACCTTCTATCACTATTGAATAAATATCCTTACATACTATGGAGGTGTAGCATTGGCAACATATCCCGTTTATAATAAACAAACTGGTGAACAAAGAGAAGTGAGCATGAGTGTTCATGATTGGGATCAATGGAAAAAAGATAACCCGAATTGGGATAGAGATTGGTCAGATCCATCTACTTGCCCATCTTCCGGGGAAGTGGGTGAAGTTTATGATAGATTGAAGAAGTCTCACCCAGGATGGAATGATGTTCTTCATCGCGCATCTAAAGTTCCGGGGTCAAAAGTTAAACCAGTTTAATTTAAATCTTATATGGCAAGAAAAAGAAGAGTAGAAGATCAACCGATTGGTGTTGGAATGACTGCTAAACAAATGAAACGCAAAAAGCCAATCAATCTTGATCTGATGAGAGAGATTGAACCTCTCACGGATAATCAAAAACTATTGTATGAATTGTATGAAAAAGGACAGAACATTGTTGCTTATGGATGTGCTGGAACGGGAAAAACTTTTATCACCCTTTATAATGCTCTTCAAGACGTTTTAGATGAAAGAAGTCCTTACGAAAAGATTTATATCGTAAGGTCTCTTGTGGCAACTCGTGAGATTGGTTTTCTTCCTGGTGATCATGAAGACAAATCTTCACTTTATCAGATTCCATATAAGAATATGGTAAAGTATATGTTTCAAATGCCAGACGATGCATCGTTCGAAATGCTTTATGGCAATCTAAAACTTCAGGGAACGATTAGTTTTTGGAGTACTTCTTTTATTCGTGGAACTACTCTGGACAATTCAATCATTATCGTAGATGAATTTCAGAATTTAAACTATCATGAACTTGATAGTATAATTACTCGTGTAGGTGAAAACAGTAAGATTATGTTCTGTGGTGATGCTACTCAAACTGATTTGATTAAAACAAATGAAAGAAATGGTATTATTGATTTTATGAAAGTTCTTCGTGTTATGCCATCGGTAGATATTATTGAATTTGGTGTTGATGACATTGTTCGTAGTGGACTTGTTAAGGAATATATTCTTGCAAAAATGGAAGTAGGTGTATGAGTTTTATTCATCATAATTTTTTAGGTGATCTTGAACTAGAAAAGAAAGAGCAAAATGGCATTCGCTTATATCATCTACCAAATGATAAATGGGTGCCTTCAATCACTTCAGTCACTTCATTCTATAATCGTCAAATCTTTATTGATTGGCGAAAGCGTGTAGGACTTGAAGAGGCAAATCGGATTACAAAAAAGGCAACAGCAAGGGGAACTGATTTTCACCAAGTCTGTCAAGATTATTTGGAAAATAAAGAACTTGTCTGGGATGATTATCAACTCCTGACAAAGCATATGTTTCATCACGCGAAACCTTATCTTGATAAGATAAATAATATTCACGCTATTGAAAGAACTCTCTATTCAGAATATCTTGGACTTGCTGGACGAGTTGATTGTATTGCTGAATATGAAGGAGAGTTGGCAGTTATTGACTTCAAAACCTCAGAAAAAATTAAACCAGAAGAGTGGATTGAAAACTATTTTGTTCAAGAAACGTTTTACGCGGCAGCTTATTATGAACTTACGGGGCAGGTTGTTAAAAAACTTATCACATTAATGGTAACTCCCGGTGGTGAAGTCAAGGTATTTGACAAAAGGAATAAAGGGGACTATATTAAGTTATTAGTTCGTTATATTAAAGAATTTGTATCTCACAGTACTAGGCCAGATGGAAAATGAGTTAGAGAAAGTACTAGAAAGTAAATTTTTCTGTCCATCACGATTTGCTCAAGAGATTGAGAATCTTGTGCAAGTGAACCTTGAAATGAATTATATTGATGCGATTATTCATTTCTGCGAACAAAATAATATTGATCTTGAGTCTGTTCCAAAACTCATTTCAAAACCATTGAGAGAAAAAATTAAGTATGAAGCAACGGAACTTAATTTTCTTAAGAAAACTTCTCGTGCTAAATTAGTTTTTTAATGATGCCATATGATGCTTATCGTGAATACCTTGCTCTGAAAAATCATTTTACAAAAGATAACTACGATTATTTTAAGTATAATAAAAAAGTAAGAGCAACAGTTCAATCCTTCTATAAGAGGAAGGATAGAATTTGGTTTGAAAAGATTTCTAGGCAAAAGTCAGATAAAGAAGTCGTTGATTTTTTTGTTGCTAACTTTGCCTCTTGCCCTGATCCAGAAACACTCTGGATTGGTGAGATGATCAAAGAAGGTGAAGAAAGATATCAGAACTGGCAGAAGAAAGTTCAATCTCTTTCTTATATTTTTAAAGAAGAAAGTCAATCTTTGTTTGGAGAAAATAAGTTTGAAGAGGTTTTTAAGTGTTCAAAGGGACATCCACCTCTTCTAAAAAAGTTCCTGAGCGGGAAAATTAGCCTAGAAACTATGGTGATATATGATAGAATATTCCTGTTTGGGAACAAGTTTGATAGCAAACTTCAAGACCCGGTGTGGCAAACCGTCAGTCGTCGGATTAAAAAATATAATCCTTTTCTAAATATTGATGTATTTAAGTTTCGTAAAATTTTAAAAGAGATTGTTTTGGAGGATAAATGAGTTTCTTTAGTTCCGAAGTCGTCCGCGCAGAGATATCTGAGATTGCAGAACTTCAAGAGCAAATCTATGGAAACATTTTTAAGTTTCCTATGATGGCAAAACAAGAAAAACTTGAGCACGTTGAAGTTCTTGAAACTCTTCTGGATAAACAAAAGGTTCTTTATACAAGACTGAAGTTGTCTGATGATCCTGAAGCAGTTGAAATGAAAGAACGAGTTACTCAATCTGCAATCATGATGGGTATGCCACCTGGCACCGACATGAATATCATTCTAAACAATATGTCTAGGATGCTTGAGGCGATGAAGGAGCAGATTAACAAAACAGGGTCTGACCTGTAACAACATAAAGGATGAACCAGGGCTTGACATCCCTTGCTATTACAAGTAGAATAAAGTCGTCTCAAAGGCCAAATCTAACAACAAAAGGTAATCTAATGTCATTCGAAAATCTTAAAAAACAATCCAAACTGGGTTCTCTTACCGCTAAACTGGTAAAGGAAGTCGAAAAAATGAGTACAACTAGCGGTGGTGAAGATGATCGTCTTTGGAAACCCGAACTCGATAAAACTGGAAACGGTTTTGCAGTGATTCGTTTTCTCCCTGCCCCTGATGGAGAAGATGTTCCATGGGCAAAGATTTATTCTCACGGGTTCCAAGGTGTTGGTGGTTGGTATATTGAAAACTCCCTAACTACTCTTGGTCAGAAAGATCCTGTATCCGAATACAATCGCAAACTGTGGAACAGTGGTAGCGATAAGGATAAGGAAACTGTTCGTAAGCAGAAGCGTAAACTATCTTATTACAGCAACATTTACGTCGTAAAGGATCCTACTAATCCCCAAAACGAAGGTAAAGTATTCCTCTTTAAGTATGGTAAGAAGATCTTTGATAAGATCATGGAAGCAATGCAACCTGAGTTTGAGGATGAAACTCCTATTAATCCTTTTGACTTCTGGCAGGGTGCTAATTTCAAACTCAAAATCGTCAAGAAAGATGGATATTGGAACTACGACAAGTCAGAGTTTGGTTCCGCTGAACCACTACTGGATGATGATGATGCACTGGAAGCTCTCTGGAAGAAAGAGTATTCTCTGTCTGCAGTGACTGCTCCTGATCAATTCAAGTCCTATGAAGAACTTGAAGCACGTATGAACACTGTTCTCGGTCTTCAAACTTCTTCTCCCGCACGTTCTCGTGCTGTGATTGAAGAAGAGGAAGAGTATGAGTCTTATGTGCAGAAACCTTCTGCTGAGAGTCGTGTTGTAGAGGAACTAGAGCAGTCCTATGCCCGCTCCAAGTCTCCTTCACTTCCTAAGATTACTTCAGAGGATGAGGACGAAGATGATGCTCTCTCTTACTTCCAGAGGTTGGCAGAAGAGTGATCATTCATAAAGTCTAATATTATCCGCTCTCTTCATGGTTCTGGACACATATTGTCCAGAACCTTCTTTGTATGGCATAATCGCATCAAGATCATTAAAGATAACATTCAAATACTGTGGCTTTAATATAAATATATTTCTTTTATCATCTTCTATTCTTGTTTCATATTCATAATTAGTCACTTCTTTTAGAATTCTAGTTGATGGGAGAGTCGCATAATATCCAAGATTTTCATCATAATATTCATAGTAATATGCATTTCCAACTCCAATATTATCTTCAACTGTAAAGATAACTTCTTCAATACCAGAAGTGCTTAAGATTGGGTTTGCTATTTCCGGAACTGATGGTAAATCATAAGTGAAAGAAACTACAATATTATTGAATGGAGCAAAAACAGAAGTTACTGTAAATTTGCCATTGAAAATATTTTCAGATACATTCGTGATTAAAATTTGAGAACCAATATCCAGGTCTTGAATACCATTGTTCATTGTAACCGTAACAGTCTTTGACGGGATACCAGCACTTCCAGCAAAGATTTGACTGATATTTGTTTTTGTTACTTCAATAAAGTTCCCATTCGTCTTCCAAGTATTTGGTGTTTTTAGTCCACCTTTAAGAACAGTAAATCCGGTAGAGTCTTTTATTTCTACTGTTTCATAGTGATGAATGCCACTATAAAGATTGTTATAAGTACCATATTTACCTAAAAGAATTTTATCTATAGATGACTGTGGTAACGGCCATTCAGATTGGATATTCAAAATATTGTTGGACAATAGAATTATCCAGTCTAAAGTTTCATCATTATAAAACTTATAGGCAACATTATCTGGTCTTTCATCACCGATGATTTTATATTTCGTGAAGAATGATAAATTACCGAAGATATCTTCACGTAATTTTCCACGCTTAAAGAAGTTTTTAACTGGTATATAATTTGATATGTCTAAGTTGTCTTTATTACGATTGATATATTCAAAATCTGGTACTTGTCTGAAATATGGTCTTGTCATTTTAGTATCCTATTCCTGCTTTATCGTTTGTCCTATCGTCTAATATTTGATATTCATCTTCATAGATTGGCTCTAGTTCATTGAAGGTTAATGAAAGTGTATAAGAAACCATGCTTGCATCTTCATCAGTAAAAGTCATATAAGAACCGGTTGGCGTATAATCAACGCCACAACTCACAAGAGCACATTCTTTTATTCTATTCAATGATTTGTGATCTTTATTACCATTTAAGTATTTGATTCTAAAAACATTAGGTGACTTTAGGAATAGATTTGACGTAGTTCTTTGTACTGCACTCCCTTGCTTAAAGAATCTGATTATTTTTTTTACATCATCTGCTTCACCTTTATATCTTGGTGACAACTTAAATGTAAAGGTAAACTGCCTAAGTTCTGGTCCTTGGAATAATAGCTCTAAGTTGTTATTAAACATTGCACCAGTTACTCTTGTAAGAAGACCTTTTGCCCCTGAAGCTTCTCCAGCAGCTGATGCAATGATTGCTTTTGCGATTGCTGGTCCTTCTGCTCCAAGAGTACCTGCAATTTTATCTTTGATTGCTTCGAGACCTGCAGCACCCTCTTCTATAAATGTTAATGATGAATCCGCGGCTGCTGTTGCAATGGGACCCATTTCAGATGGACTCCATCTAACATAATTCAAATCTGATATAGATGGTTGAATGGACATTGTAACTGTTCCATTTATTTTTATCTTATTAAAATCTCTTTCGCCAAGTCCAAATGTATCAGTTTTGAATGTTTTTGTTCCATAACTAATCATTGTAAATTGAATCGAATCTGAAGTTGGTGTGAGATCTCTAGGATATCGTAAATCACCATATTGGTCTCTTGGCGGAATTCCAGGTATTCCTTTTGCTAAGTCTGTTAAAGCTTCTTGTGTTATTGTGCTGGAGGTCGAGGATGCACCATTTTCAGATCCAGTATCAACTGCAGTATCAACTTCTGGTTGTGGTAGACCTAAAGCAGCATTAGAACTTGATGCTGTATTATTATTTACTTTTCCAGCAGGAATTCCTTGTAAGGGTGCTTGCAAAACGTTTGAAACATGATTATTTAAATTTATATTCATTAATGAATTTCTATTTGCAAGAGTTCGTTGCAGGTCTAGACCTGCAACATAGTTTCCATTTCCGTCTTGTGTAAGTTTCCAAGGTTCTCCAGCATTTCTTATTGCGACTGTTTTAAAATCTGTACCTAGAATAGATAATGTGGTATCATATAATCTTAAACTTACTACAGCACTATTTGGTATGTACTTTCCATTTTCATCAACTTTGACTGTTGTTGATGTTCCCATGTACAAAGTTGTGCCATCACTTGTTTTGTATGGTTGTTTTACTGTTAGTATTGTTCTTGTTTCTTCCATCAAACATCTCCCATTCTTACAAGAGAAATGATCATCTCAATTTTTTGTAGAGTATGAGACATTTATGAGAGGGGTTTTTATTTATTTAGACGGAATTTTGCATAAGGTATTGCAAGCATTTCATCTAACTCATTGTATTTAACTACGTGCAGTTTTCCTATAATTTCTTCCCAAGTATATTGTCTTCCTTGTCTCCAATGAAAATTTATACCTTTAAATCCCCAAGAATAAAGTTCGGTGCAAGCAATCAGGGGGTGTTGATCATATTCAATATTAGGTGTCTTTGGACTGTATAAAAATGTATAAAATTTTCCTGGTTCTGGGTATAAAACTTCTTCTCTAAAAATATCCATAATGATCATCATTAAATCTTCTGGGTCATTGGTTCCTAGTTCAACAACTCTTCTTTGCAGTTCTCTGACCCTTGCAGTGGTAGATGTCTTTTCTAAGTATTGCCCGAAACCTTCTGCCATTATCGTGAGTTAAAAAGTTCTTCTTCTGTTATAACTTTAAATTCTAGCATTCTATCGGCACACCACTCTTGTGCTGCTTTCCATTTCGCCTGATTTACTGCATAGGTTCTACATTCGTACAGATAAGATTTGGTCACTCTTGATTTTTGTTTTGGGGGAACAGTTTGCTTTTTTGGTTTTACTTCAATCACATAAGTTTTGATTTGTCCTGATTGCTCTTTGACTTTGATGAGATAGTCCGGAAAATATCTATGAACACGATTGTCTACTGGAGATACATATGATATGCAAAATTCTTCTGATGCCCAAGATACTATACTTGGATTGTGGTCGCAGTAATAACAAAACTTGCGTTCCCAACTACTTCGGCAAATAATGTTATTTGCGTCACCTTTGTATTTTTCTGGATAGGAAGGTTTATAGATGCTCTTTATACTTTCCGCCATTATTCGTACTACATAATATATAAGCACAAATATTTATAGATGGCATTTATTCCAAAAAATCCACCAACAGAAATAAAACCTCTAGAGGTTGGTGAGATTGTATCAAAAATACTAAGACCATCATTAACGTCTCAATATATCGTAAATATATCTCCACCGAAAACTGATTTCTTTTCTCCAAGAATAGATGTGAAAGATTCACGTAAAATACATGATAATTTATCTATTGCTTGCGTAGAAGCAAGTCTTCCTGGATCTTCTTTAGCTACTCTTGATATTGATAATGATTATGCTGGAATTTCTGAAAAGCACGGATATAGAAGAATCTATGATGATAGAATAGACTTTACTTTTTTTGTTGATGCTGAGGAATATTATTCAATTAGATTTTTTGAGGCGTGGATTGCATATGTCGTTAATGAGCAGCTTAATGGATTTGATTTACCAAATTATACGTATAGAGTAAACTTTCCAGGAAAACCTGCGGATAAAGATATAGGTGGTTATTATGCAAATGATCTATCAATAACAAAATTTGAAAGAGATTATAAAATGACTGCTGTAGGTGGTGGGACTGGAAATTTTTTGACTTATAAGTTTATAAATGCCTTTCCGATTAGCATCGGATCAATGCCAGTTTCTTACGATCAGTCATCTCTTTTGAAGTGTACAGTTTCATTTTCGTATAGTAGATATAGAGTTGATGGAGGATATGAAAAAATAGAACAAGAAGAAACTTCAACTACATAAAGTACTTTTTTCAATAATCCTGATATTCGTGCCTTAGCAAATAGAGGAACTTTAAGATCACTTGGACTTCCTGTTCCTGAACTATAAATAATCACACCTGAAACTTCTATAGGACATTATGCCTTTACCTAAGATTGCTACGCCAACATATGAGTTGGAATTACCTTCTACAGGACAAACAATAAAGTACAGACCTTTTCTTGTGAAGGAAGAAAAACTACTTTTACTTGCATTAGAATCCGAAGATACGAAACAGATTACTACTGCAATCAAAACAGTAATCAAGAACTGTATTGAAACTAAAAATGTAAAAGTAGAACTTTTACCAACTTTTGATATTGAATATTTGTTCTTAAATATTCGCGGTAAGTCTGTTGGAGAAGAGCTAGAAGTTAATATTATTTGTCCAGATGATGAAGAAACCACAGTTCCTATAAAGATTGGTGTTGATAGTATTAAAGTACAGAAAAATCCTGAGCACAATAAACAAATTAAACTTGATGATAGTTTGATGATGGATATGAAATATCCATCACTAGAGCAGTTTATTAAGAGTAACTTTGATATTACAAATCAGAATAATATGGAGCAATCATTTGAATTGATTACTTCATGTATTGATAAGATTTATAATGAAGAAGAAGTTTGGTCTGCTCCTGATGTAACTAAAAAAGAACTCATAGAGTTCCTTGAACAAATGAACTCTTCTCAGTTTAAACAAATTGAAAAGTTCTTTGAAACGATGCCTAAACTATCTCACAAGATTAAAGTTAAAAATCCAAAAACAGAAGTTGAGAGTGAAGTGATTCTTGAAGGGTTATCAAGTTTTTTCGTATAGCATTGGTCCATATGGACCTTGAAAACTACTTCAAGCTTAATTTTTCTTTGATGCAGTATCATAAATATTCATTAACGGAAATAGAAAATATGATGCCTTGGGAAAGAGACATTTATGTGATCCTTCTCAAGCAGCACTTGAAAGAAGAAGAACTTAAGCAAAATCAGCAACGATGAACCAAGTATCTGAAGAAATAGATGGAAGAATTCTAAGGATACTTGGTCTTGAGGATGTTTTTGACCTTGATTATGATACTTATCTGACTCTTCTTAAAGAGGCAATCGTAAAAGGATCTTTTGGTAGTAGTAAGATACCCGACGAAGAACTTTCTTTACTTGCAAATGAGAGAAAAAGAATCAGGGGAGAAAAAGGTAGATTTACTGTAAAGAAGAAAAAAATAACAGCAGATAAGTTTGCAACATCTAAACTTTTAAAACCCGCTAAAAAGTCTTTACTTCTCGCACCTAAAGGTGGAGTTGGTGCATCTGGAGCTCTTGTAGGTAGAGATTTACTTGATATAAGTTCTAGACTTGATGATATTTTAAGAAGTCTCACCGAACAAAATAAACTTGATAAAAAATCAGAAGAAGATAAGAGAAAGTCTAGAGAAGAAGAAAGAAGAAAAAGAAAAGAGTCTAGACTTGAGAGTGGTTTAAAACCAATCGTATCCTTTGCTAAAAAAGTATTAGCCCCAGTTCAAAATATATTAGATAGCATAGTTCGTTTCATAGTATTCACTGTTCTTGGAAGGGCATTCAAGTTGTTCATGGAATGGTCTTCTGATCCAAAGAACCAAGAAAAAATAAAAGTAGTTGGAAGATTTTTAAAAGACTGGTGGCCTGCTTTACTTGGTGCGTGGTTTTTCTTCGCAAATCCTTTGGGTAGGTTTATAAGGACTATAGTTGGAACAGTTTTAAAACTTACTTTTAAAATAGGTAAGTTTGCACTTCCAAAATTATTAAATTTTATAAGAGCACATCCACTTGCATCTTTAATCATAGGAACTTCTGTTGCGGGAACTCTTGCAAGAACTGGTGAAAGAGAAAGATTGCAACCTGAAGTTCAAAAACAAAGAGAGAGTATAGAAAACATTCAAAAAGATTCTAGTGCTCCTTGGTATAAAAAACTTGGAGCTATGTTTGCGGGACAACAGTTATCAATGGGTCAGGGTCAAGCAATCGTTGCTCCTGTTCCTGGTGCGATGTATAATCGTGGCGGATCAATCTTTAGTGGACTCGTGGATCATACAACTGGATCTTATGTCTCCGGTGCTGGTCCTGATACACAGTTCTTCCCAGTAGAAGGTGGTGGCGGAGCAATCTTACAGAAGGGAGAATCTGTTCTGCAGGTTGGTGCCCGCGAAAGAATGATTCAGGACACAGGTGTAGATCCACTTGCATATAATGTTGGAGCAAATGCAAATAAACCAAGAACATTGGGAAATAATATTCTTGCAAGCTCTCTTGGAGGCATCATTCAAGCCTTTAGTGGTGGAGGTGAAATTGGAATTGCTGCTCATCATTTAAAACAAGATGAGGCACTTTCTTCATTAAGACCCGGAATAAATGATTTTACTCGTCCGGGTAGTTCAAACTGGTCAAAAGTTAATAAGAATACTCCAATATATTCTTATCTTGATAGTGTTGGTCAAGCCACTATTGGTTGGGGATCTACTTATTATGATAGTATATTGAACGGCAAAAATCCAGTAAGAATGGGGGATAAGATAACCAAAGGTAAAGCAGATAATATTTTGTTGACAAATATATCAAATCTTGCAAGAGAGTATTCAAGCAAAATTCCTTATTGGAATAAAATGACCGAGAAACAAAAAGCTGGTGTTTTGCTTCTTGGTTATAATGCTCCATATGCTCCTATTGGCGCTTATCCAAAGTTGTCAAAAGCATTTCAAATTGGTGATATTAGGAATGCCGCTCAAAATGTACAGAGAGATGGACCAAATCCACAAAGAATTGCTCTTGAAAGAAATTTATTGATGAGTGGACCTTTGAATTTAAAAAATTTAAAAGGACCTAAGATTGTAGGTGAAAAAATAGTTGGTAGTGGTATTCCCTTTGTTCCACCTTTTATGTATAGACCAAATCAAATACAAAGAAGACAAGAAGGTGGAGTAATTAGAGAAAGTGATGGATCGGATTATGGTCCTGATGGAAATAGGTTGGAAGGTGCCGATAGGCAATATTTTTCATACTATGCTCAACCCGGAGAAGCAAGATTTATATTTACTAAAACCGCAACTGATAGGGGAGCAGTTGAAATTGCCCAAGCAGTTCAAGCAAAATTAGATCCAACATCTAAAGATGCTATGAATGTAAAGTATAATTTACCTCCACCAAAACGAGGTGGTGGTAGAGTTCAGGTTCTTCCGCCAATCAAAAAGTCTGGTGGAAAAATGAGTAGACCTGGACAAGCACCGGAAACAGTCGTTCCTTCATTTCCAGTAATTTCTTCTTCTGCATATTCTAGAAGATCTAAGATCATAGAAACTTATGGGATAATGTAGTATGTCTATTAACTCTCAAAAACTTCTCCCACAATCAAAAATAGGATCTTCAAGTTCTATTGTAAAAGTAGGAAAGATGATACCTACTTTATATAAGGGATCAAGGAATCTTAAACCTCAAGATGATGATAATGGTGCAATTGTAACAATTAAAAAGCAAGTTGCTAGCATATCAAGAATTGTAAGTGATAATACATTATTGAGAAAAAAATCTCAGGAGCAAGATAAAAAAGAATCTGAAAACAAAAAAAGAGATGAGAAAGAAAGCAGACTAGAAGGTAAAAAAGGTTCTGGTCTTCTCAAGGCTTTAGTTGGTACTATACCACAACTTGGATTTTTGGATGCTATTAATAGATTCATAACCTTTACTTTTCTTGGGTGGGCATTTAAAAAAATCTATCCGTATCTTCCACAGATACTTGGTTTTCTTAAAAATATTCAACCTATTATTCAATTTTTTGAAACCTTATCTATAAACTTTTTCAAAGGTGTTGTAGATTTTATTGATTTTGGATACAAAGCATATGATAAAGTAAGGGAGTTTACTAAAAATCTTGGCGGAGAACCCTTCCAAAAGGCATTTGATGATTTTAGTAAGAACTTAAATACCTTTATAAATCTTGCTCTAGTTGCTGGTATGCTAGCAACTGGTGGACCTAGTTTAAGAAGACCTGGTGGAGGTCCTGGTGGTGGAAGACCAGGAGGGGGTAGTTATAGAAATGGAGTTCGCACAGGACAATATAATGGATTTAATACTCGTACTAGTCGTAGTGGATCTCTTTTAAGTAGAACTGGCGACGCATTAAGAGGTCAAAGAGGAGATTTTAGTACTTCTGGTTTTATAAAGAGTGAAAAAGATATAATGAAACGATACTTCCAAAGATTTGGAAGAGATAAATTTATTCAAAGATTTGGTGAGGCGGGATTAGAAGCATTGCCGAGTGGAATGCAAAGAGGACTTCTTCAAAGAGGTGCCCGTAGTGTTTTCACTGGTCTTCTTGGTAAAGGTGGAGCAAAAGTAGTTCTTAATTTTGTAAGACCATTCACAAAACGTCTTCCTATCATTGGTGGTCTTTTAGATTTTGGACTATCAGTTGCACTTGGAGAAAAGATTGGAAGATCTGCATTTAGAGCAATCGGTTCAGTACTACTTGGTGCTATTGGCGCAGCAGTTGGTGGCCCTTTTGCTCTTCTAACTGGACTTGCTGGCAGCACTTTGGGGGATATTGCTGGTGGTGCCTTATACGATTTATTCTTTGAAAATAAAAAACCAGAAGGTAAACCTGTAAAAGCAGCAGCTAGTGGAGGAAAAGTTACCACAAGAAAAGGAAAAGTTGTTGGGGGTAAAGTAAAAAGATCTGTAAGAAGAATTTATTCTGCACCAAAATCAAAACAAATAAAATCTGGTGCATCAGTAGGTGGAGAAAAGAAACTTAAACAACTTTTCCCAGAACCACCAAAAAATCAGATGAATAAAATGATGAATCCTTATGGATTCTTAACTAATACTGCAAAACGATTTGGAGAAATCCCTGCGATTGGACCCATATTTAATATTTTTGGTAAGGTATTGAAAGGTGATATGCCGACAAAAGATGATTTTAGAATCATTGGATCTTCATTTAATGCTTGGATTAATAATGCAATCACCAAAGGACTTTTACAAGGAAACTTAATGAGTGCTTTTGCCGAAGGTGGTATGATTGATATTGAAACCCAAATAAAAAGAGATATTAGTGGATGGGTGGAAAGATCCGTTGAGGACTTGGTGAAAAATAAAGTTACTGAAGCAATTAATGAGATGAGAAAAAACCTTAGATTAAAACAACTCATATCGGGTTCTGGTGATAATATTCCATCATCTGACGCAGGAAATATTGAACTTCGTGGAAATGTTGCTTCTAAATCTGTTCAGGTTGCAAAATATTTAAAGTCTAAGTATGGTCTTACTGACATTCAAGCATCTGCAATTGTTGGTGTTCTTTTAAGAGAGGGTTTTGGTAAAGGTAGACCTGATGACATAGAAGATTCGTATGGAACTTTTGGTCCACCACCAATAGGAACTGATAGAGTTGGGTATGGGTGGGCGCAATGGACTAATGTTGGATCATCAAAGAGGTTGGATAATATTGCTCGTGCAATAGGAGTCACTGATAGACCTTGGACTGATATGGATAATTTGAGAGCTCTTGATTGGGAACTAACTAATAATTCAACTTACAAAAAAGGACTTGAAGAATTGAAAAAGCAATCTGATATTGAAAAAGCAACTGAAGTGTGGGCTGATTACTTCGAAGCTGGTGGATATCCTGGGGCTTTAGTTAGAAATTATGGAAGAAGTAAGTTAAATGATAGAATTGGATCCGCTAGAGCAGTTTTGAGAAGATTTCAAACCGGAAAAGATGATGAAGGTAGACCTTTAGAGCAAGCAGTTGTAACACCAGGATCTATGGTTCCCGGTGATGGTAGATTTATTCAAGGAAACTCTGGTGATTCTGTAGGTGTTCATTTCCACGTTGGTACTACAAAACCTGGAGATTCTTCTGGTTCAACCGCTGCTGCTTTTAGAGTTATAAAAGATTTCCTCGGAAAAAAATCAGTTCATATTGGAAGATCTAGAGAGGATATACCAACTGGAGCTACAGATGATCAAATAAGAGGGTATATTGCAAGAGGAATGGCAGCTCATGCTACAGGAGGAAGAGGTCCAACAGAAATTGATATTCAGGTTGGAGGTGCTTATGGTCAAGGTAATAGAGTTCCCTTCCCCTTAGCATTAAAAAATCTCACATATAGCGAAACAGGTGGGTATGGAACAAAGGCTGATATAGTCGGAGTTAATGCATTTGTTGGGCACGGCCGTTACAAACCAGATGGATCTTTAGCAAAACAACAAGGTACAGTTTTAAATGCTGGGACTCCTGATTTTTATTACAAGAAGGGAGGTCAAATTGGAGAAGAAAAAGTAAAACCACTTCAAAGAGAAGCATCTTATGACCGTCAAGATACTCAAATATTCATTCTTCCTATTGAGATTATAAAAGAAGTTCCAATACAATCTCCATTAAATAGAAGTAGTAAGTACTCTTCAAGAGTTCCAATGTAATAAAAATGAGTGCAAATCAACAAGCTAGATCCGCTAATGTTACTACGTTTGATATTTTTTCAAACTATGATACAAAAAAATCTTTGTCAGTATTAGGTGGTATTTCAGAACTTCATTTGTATGAAAGTCTTCTGGATAACACAGTAAGAGCAACGGCAATTTTTACTGATAGTGGTAATCGTTTTGGTCAGAAGGGAGAATCTGCATTAGAAAAAGGTGACATTCAACTTACTGCTGGAGAAAAAACAAATCTTGTAGTTGAAGATAACTATGGGCAATCTTTAAAGTTTGTGAATGATTATCATTTAAGAATCAAAGAAGTTAGAAATATTGTTGAGCATAACAAGAAATCAGTTTTTACGATCGACTTTTATTCAAAAGAGGTTATTGATAATGAGATTGTAGATAATAGAGTCTTGAAAAGATATGATGGAAATGTTAGTGATTCTGTCTACAAAATTTTAAAAACCGATTATATTAAGACTAAAAAAACTTTTGATATTGATCGTGGATTAAATTCTTATAACGTTATCGGTGGAACGCAAAAACCTTTTGATCTTATTAATACATTAGCAACAAGATGTGTACCAGAGATACAGAATGCTTCTGGTAATCTTGCTGGATATTTCTTTTATGAAGTTGCTGATAATGGAACTGGAAGAGGTGGATTTAAGTTTAAGTCTATTGATAAACTTTTCCAACAAACCGCAATGAGGAAACTTATATTTAATAATACAACTTCCATTCCTCTTGGATATGATGCAAAGATTCTAGAATACAAATTTGATAATACTGTTGATCTTGATCATCAGTTATTCTCTGGTGGATTATTATCAACTCAACTTAGAACTTGGAATCCTTATAATCACGCATACGAACAAACAGATTTTAATGCAGAGAAACAACTTTTATCTACTGGTGGAGTGGATCCAGTGGTCTTAGGAAAAGATATTAATTTACAGGAATATTCAACTCAAATATATGTGAAACAAAAAGATACAGGATCAGCATCATCAGGGACAACTATAGAAAAGCAACTTGAAAAGTCAAAAGAACTTAACTTTGATGTTGATGCTATTTTTAGACAATCCAAAATGAGATATAATAATCTTTTTACTACCTTATTAACCATTACAATTCCTGGTGATTTTGGACTGAGTGCGGGTGATCTAGTTCATTGTGATTTTCCTGCAGTCTCAACAGAAGAAAATCAAGAGATTAGTTACAGGAAAAGTGGACTATATATGATAGTAGACCTATGCCACTTTATAAGAGGTAATCCTGGTCAAACATTTACTAAATTAAATCTTGTGAGAGATTCCATCGGCAGAAAACCTTTCTAATATGGACAGAACACTTCAACAGCATATTAATGATGATCGTGATGAACTAGACAATGCAACTACCAGCAGTCAACGTCGTCGTCATTTAGAAGACGAACTTGATTCTCTTGAAAAATATCAAGTGAATCATCCAGACGACGATCACGATCCAACAGCATTAGAACTTTACTGCGACGGACACCCCGATGCCTTAGAATGTAGGATTTATGACGACTGATGATTGAAGAAAAGTTTGTAACTTGGAGAGGTCAAATTGAATCTGAGATGGAAGGAAAAAACCTTCCATCGGAGAAATGGAAATCGCCTTCTGATATTAAGGGATGGGGGGCAAGATATAAGGTTCGTGTTATTGGAAGAGATTCTGCGGGAAAAGAGGTTCCCACAGAACAGTTAGATGATGCAATAGTTCTTTATCCAGTTACTGCTGGTAGTGGGCATCAAGGAAGTTATCAAACATCTAATCTAAGAGAAGGTGCTTTTGTTTGGGGATTCTATGATGATCCTGTCACTAAGACTGGATTAGTTATTGTTGGAACCTTTGCAAATAATGATCAAACCAAGTTACAGCAAAAAGTTCCACAAAATGGATTTGATCCTTACAGCACTTATGTGCAGCAAGGTGTTTCTGTACTTGACCTTTCTACTTCTGTTGGGGAAGTTTCAGAATCAAACACTAAACAAGTTAAAACTTCTTCCGCTGATATAAAGCAACAAGAAGAAGGGAAAAAAGAAACAGGACTTCCTGTACCTTCCGATTGTGATAAGATTCAACTTGTTCAAATTCAGATTGAAATAAAAAAGTTTATTCAGGATGTTCAAAAATTCAAAGATCAAGTTTCTAGTTGGGAAAGTAAAATATTAAATCCAACCATTAGTGAAGAGGGAAAAGAATATACTTTAGATGAATATATTAAATATAAAATTCAAAATGTTTCAAAGTTCATTGCTCAGGGTATTAAAACAATCATTACTGAAATAGAAAAACGTGTACAAAAAAAACTTAATTTAGCAACCGTTGATGCAAATGCAATCGTTCCCCCTGATGTTAGAGATACTACAGTAAAATCAGCATTAGAGACCGCAAAAGATGTTATTGCTTGTTTATTTAAGAAAATAATTGCAAATCTTCTTGATATTATTCAAAATTTTTTACTTCAGATTGCAGAAAGATTTATCAATGCTCCTCTTTGTGCTATTGAGAATATTCTTGCATCTCTCATTGGAAAACTTACTGGATTGATTAGTAGTGCTATTCAAATAGCTCTTGCTCCATTAAATGCTCTTCTTGGCGCATTAGATATTGCTGGTGATATTATTGACTTTGTAACCGATTTAATCTCATTTCTTCAATGCGAAGAAACTCCAGATTGTCCTGAGATTACAGCTTGGAGTGTATGGGATGGAGCAACAAAGTTTAATGTTGGATCTAATATAACGGGTTTGATTGATAAAATAAAATCATATGCTTCTGATGTCCAACAATCCGTTGATCCAGATAATTTTGATTTTAATTTTGATTTCAGTGATATTTTTCAAGATACTTGTAATGTTGGTCCCATATTCTGTGGACCTCCTACCGTTGAATTTTATGGTGGTGGTGGTTCAGGTGCGGCAGGAAATGCAATCATAAGTGCTACTGGTGATATTCTTGGTGTTGATTTAACTTCCTTTGGTAGTGGATATCAATCAGCTCCGACAGTTAGATTTGTTGATTCTTGTGGGATAGGAAAAGGAGCATCAGGTAGAGCTGTTTTGGGTTCTGTAGATAAAGGTAAAGGAGTAACTAAAGTTTTAATAGATAATCCTGGATCTGGATATTTACCTGCACCAAATGGAGATCGTGGAGGAGATGGCCGCCGTTGGGCTGAAAAAAAACAGTCATCTATTAAAAGATCCGATGGAAAATATGACAGACCATATAATCCGGGAGAACCTATGAACCTTAATCCGGGCGATGAATTGTATTCGTGTGGTGATACTAGAATTGCCACAAAGAAAGAAACAGTAATTGCACCAGAGTGCGAAGAAACTAAACTCCCACCTTCAGATAGAAGAAAAGACGCATCTTTAGGTAATGGAAAGTATCCGGTTATGTTAGAACTTGAAGATGTTATAATTGAAAATCCCGGGTCAAACTATAATTGTTCTAAAGATGAGATTATAATTACACCAAGCAATGGTGTTGAAGTTCAGTTTTATTGTGATGCCTCTGGATCATTAACAGAAGTAAAAGTAATTAAAACCGGAATCGGATATACAGAAATGCCAAACATTTTTGTTGAATCTGAGACTGGTTTCAACGCTGTCTTAAAACCATTGTTGAAGGTAAATAAAGATGTATTGGCATTTGGAATCGATGTTCCAGTTGTTTCTGTTGTAGATTGTGTGGGTAAATTCTAATGGCTAAAACTCAAAATCATAGAACTATTGGTTATGGTACAAGAGATGGAGAACTTAAGTTTGGTCATATCCATGAGGATGGTGTTGTTTCTGCGGTAGCATTAAGAAGTGGTCATGATGCCAATCATTATATAACTCTTGAAACTTCTGGAAAACCTCATAGAAAAAACGGAACTATTTGTAAGTCCTCTGGATCTTTTCAGGTTCAGGCTGGAGACACTACTCCATATGGGCAACCTGGAATTTTTATGGATGCCGTAAATGGTGACCTTATTTTAAATGCAAAAAATGGAAGAATCAGAATTTATGCAGAAAATATTGATCTGATCGCAAAGGGTGCTGATGGAAAGAACGGAAATATTAATATTGAGGCAAATCAAAATGTTACAATCTACGGAAAACAGAATGCAATTATAAAATCTGATGTTAATACTAAAATTTTTTCTGAGAAGACTGTAGAAGTCATCGGAAATGGCATATTAAATATCTATGGTGGATTAGTTGATGCAATGGATTCTGCATCTACTGGCGGATTAAATCCAGTTGCAAAGGGATCTAAAATTTGTCCGACACCAACAGTATCAACACCACTTGAAGTTACGAATAGATTATTGAATGTTATTAAGGATATAGTAGGATGAAAGTACCCGATTTATTTGTAGGAAAAAGATTATTTGTAGGGTGTGCAAATCCACCAGCGATTGCTCTTGGAGTAGGACCATCTGAGATTAGAGGATCAGCGTATCTTGAAGGACCTGTATTAGTAGGAACTCCTCTTTCATACAGTGCATCAGAAGCAAACTTGATGGTTGCTAGGTGTGCAAATGTTGAGGCACTTCCCCCACCACCATCAATCTTTAAGGTTTCTACAAGAGGTCTAGCTCCAACTCCCATCGATGTGATGTTAGGAGATATTGCAGGACCGGTTGGAATTAACATCAATTCATTAGTTATTAGTATTTCAAATCAAACTTCTATTATAATTTCATCTCCAAATACTAATGGATATGGAATTCTTACTTGGACTGGCGCAAAAACACTGACAGGAGCAGAAGTTATTGATGCAGCAAAAGCGGCAGTTGGTGCAGAGGCAAGATCCGATGCCAAAGTTTTTAATGGTATAGTAACTGTAAATGGACTTCTTAAGACTGATATATGTAAAGCTGATCTTGGAATGTTCGAACATGTTGCCGCACCATTCAAAAAATTTGATATTCCTCATCCAACAAAACCAAATCATAGATTGGTACATACTTGTTTGGAAGGACCGGAAATTGGTGTTTATTATAGAGGAAAATTGGAGAATACTAATGTGATAGAACTGCCCGAGTATTGGAGAGGACTTGTTGATGCGGAATCGATTACAGTTAATTTAACTCCACATAACTATTATCAAGAGTTATTCGTTAAATCAATTGAATGGGGAACTAGAATTGTGGTTCAAAATAATTCCGGTTCCTCTATAAATTGTAGTTATGTAGTTCATGGAAAAAGAAAAGATGTTCCAGATCTTGAAGTTGAATATAAAGGAACTGAAATGCGAGGAAGTAAGTAATGGCATTAACCGACAAAATAAAAAAAGATATTGCGGCAAAAAAACAACAAAAGTTAGATAATATTAACTACTTTAAAGAACAAATATTGATTACAGATGCTTTAAAAGAAGATTATGATAATGCTGTAATTGCAATTGATAAGGATATATTTGCTGACATAACCGCAGTAAACAACACTTTAGTTGGAGTTCAGTCTGGGTATCAAAGTCGCGTAACTGCTCATTGTAGGAGTGATTTATTTTGGAGAGTCACTGGTTATAATTCCGGAACTGGAAATTATTCTTTAATAGTTACAAAGTTGTCTGTTGTTGGATATGGTACTTCTGTTGCGTTTTTAGATGCATCTGGCGTGATTACCACATATGCTGATGGAGTAATTGAAATTCCTGGAGTAGTCGGTGATAATCTACACGCTATTAAATATTATAATGAACCTTATACTAAGGATATAGGTGACACGACTATTGGTAGTTTTATTGGAATTGTTGGAATTGGATCAACAATTCTTTCTATTGTTTCTCAGTCTTCTCAAGAACTCGCACAAACATTCGAAGTTGGTAACCTAATATTATGTTCTAAAAATGGTGTTTTTTCGGGAAGCAATAATAAGATTGTTGGATTTGGTTCAACTACAATTACTGGAATTACAACTACATTAATGAATGATGTTGTTGGAATTGCCACTACATCATTGGACGTTTCTACAATTATTTTAAAAAATGCTACTATAGGATTTTCTACAATTCCAGAAAGTGATGGGTCATATACTCAATTTACTGTTGTAACTGATCCAGATACTTTTGATCAGACAAAACCAAGATTTAAGTATAAAATCCCCTTTACAAAAAACCCCTTTTCTCCACAAACGATTGGAATTATGGATTCCGATAATATTGGTATTGGGACTTTTATTGAGTATGATAATAGCAAAAACCCACCTGCATCTCAAAGTTGGAAACCAGAATTAGCGGGAATTGAGAAAGGTGGAGAAAAAATTAAAGAACCGAAAGTTGGTGCTGGTAGAATTTATAATATTGTTGGATTTACCAGCGAACCTTCATATTTTGGAACACCTCAATCTGAAGGAGCAACACTAATAACAGCAACTTTGACTGGACTTTATTCACCAATTTCTGCTTCTGCAGAATGTACTACAATAGAAGATTCATTAACCAATGCAATTTCCGCAAGAAACACTGCACAATCTGCTCTTTCTTCTGGATCTAATTGTATTCAGAAAAAAATTAATGCAGCAAATGCATTAAGAAAGGAAAGAATGGAATACTCTTTAAAAATATGGGGTCTTCGCCAATCAATTGGCGGAGAAAGTGATCGTGTAGATGATTATAAAGATCTTGAAGATTATATAAATGATACTGAAAATACAATAGATGGTACTGGATCTACAAGCTGTTTATAAGGTAAATTTATGAAAATAAATCTTAAAGAAAAGGAACTTAAATATTATCCAACCCTAACTGAGGATAATACTGTTTTCATACGAGGGAGATCAAAAAGTAATAAGATTGATCTTCCAAAAGAGTGGGAAGAGTTTGTAGATTTAACTTCTGTTACTGTTCATTTAACACCCATCGGAGCAAATCAAAATCTTATTGTGAAGAGGGTTCAGGGACTTGAAGTTTATTTGCAGACTAATGGGATGCCAGTTGATTGCTTTTATGTAATATTTGGCAAAGTGCTTGACACGGCATCTATGGTCTGATATGATACATGGGTAATCAACGGACGACCGAATGCAAGACGAGTACCTCTCACGCTGCGTAGTGGACCCAATCAAACGAACTGTGTACATTTATTCCAGTGAGGGGTCAGAAAAACAAGTGACTTGTGAAACGGTTGAGGAGTTTATGAATGTGCTAGACTTCGTTCGTGCTACACTAGATGAGGACACACTTTCTTATGCAAGTCCTCTCTGAAATCAAAATCGACCTTTAAATCCAAAAAGGTCGAAAAAAATCTTCCGGTAAAAAATGCCCCTATTACTTTTTTGAAAAGTATGGTTTATAAAATCTCATACAAAGACCTCAAAGAGGAACCAATCAAAACTACCCCCCAAAATGTTAAAGAAGCAAATGAAGGTTTGTTTTATGCTAAAATGAATCTTCCAGAAGCAGCAAAACACTGTGGAATGTCACATAAAGAAATGAAGTTGACATTTTTTGAGTACTTGAAGTATAATCCTACTACTTACCAAGCGTAAGTTTTTTATTGGGCGTGTATTCCAACGGCAGAGAAAATCGACTTAAAATCGATCCAGTGTCGGTTCGAATCCGACCACGCCTATGAGGTTTTCCCTCTAAATAAACAAAAGTAAAAAAACTATTCTATGAAATACAGAATAGATGCCACTTATGTTTGGTATAATCGCGGAACTCAAATAGTTCTAATGTATTTCATAAATCAAATTCCTTTTACTTTTGACGAACTTCCGGACGAATCAGTATTCGATTTGGAACTAATCAAACTAGCAGATAACGAAAGACGGTTTGAACCAGAAGACCTTTACCAAGCATCATACTACTTAATGCTTGAAGAATGTCATCCTCTTATGTTTGAACTTGAACTGGAAAATCCAGAAATGTTACCTGTTGATTAATGCCCTTGTAGCTCAGCTGGTAGAGCGCAGCTTTTGTAAAGCTGATGTCGCAAGTTCAAGTCTTGTCGGGGGCTCTGAGTTCATAAAACTCCAATGTCACTTCTTTCCCAATTAGACCGTCAAATGGTCATTGAAGCACTTGAATATTATATTCAAAAACTTAAAGATGATGATTGTACACCTGCTTCAATCACTGCATTCCAAACCCTTCTTAAC